GAAATACAATCGGATGCATCAGGCGCAACTCAACAACTAGACGTTTTCACAAACGCTGATGTTGCTGTTGGCGCAGGTGTTACTCCGCATTTTGTTTCTAAAACTGAAGTGACGGATACTCAATCAACAACAACAGCCAACTTGCGAATCATCGGAGTTTCTGACGATCCTGACAATAGCGATCTAGCATCTGCTAATTGTAATTTTAAAGTGATCATTGCAGAACATTTCTACATGACAGCAACTGGCGTATAATAGCGGAATAGGAGAATAAATTATGGCTATATCAAGAGGACAACTAGTTAAAGAACTAGAGCCAGGTTTGAATGCACTATTCGGCTTGGAATACAAAAACTATGCTAACGAACATGCGGAGATTTTTGACACTGAAAACAGTGACAGAGCTTTTGAAGAAGAAGTAATGTTATCTGGTTTCGCAAATGCACCAGTCAAAGCAGAAGGAACGGGAGTTTCATTTGACAACGCTCAAGAAACTTTCACAGCTCGTTACACACATGAAACGCTTGCTTTAGCGTTCGCGATCACTGAAGAAGCGATCGAGGATAACTTGTACGATAGACTTGCGTCTAGATATACAAAAGCTTTAGCGAGATCAATGGCTAACACTAAACAAGTGAAAGCCGCTAAGGTGTTAAACAACGGGTTCGGAACAGCAGATGGTGGAGATGGTAAGGAGCTTTTAGCTACTGATCACCCTATCGTTTCTGGAACTGAACAGAATGAGTTAACTACAGCAGCAGACCTTAACGAAACATCTTTGGAGCAAGCATTAATTGACATTGCAGCTCTTACAGATGAAAGAGGTTTAAAAATTGCAGCTAAAGGTATGAAACTAATCGTGCCTTCAGCTTTACAATTTACTGCTGAGAGACTTATGAAGTCAACACAAAGAGTTGGAACAGCTGATAATGATATCAATGCAGTTGTATCTATGGGAATGATTCCACAAGGCTATGCCGTGAATCATTACTTAACTGATACAGATGCTTGGTTCATTAAAACAGATGTACCTAATGGTCTTAAACATTTTGTTAGAGCACCATTAAAAACAGCTATGGAAGGCGACTTTACAACTGGAAACGTAAGATACAAAGCTAGAGAGAGATACTCATTTGGGTTCTCCGACTGGAGAGGTATTTTCGGATCACCGGGAGCATAATCAATATATTTTGTGGCGGGACATAGTTCCGCCACAATTTACTTTTAGAAAGAAAAATGCGACAATTTCTAGTTAATATATGGGCTTATGATTATCATGCTAAATTTGAGGTTTTAGCGGAAGATAACGCTGATTCTATTGAAAAATCTATCCTTGACAAACTAGGAGAAAAGTCTATAAAGTGGGAATCATCGGGAATGTTTAGAGATTCCCGTAGAATAACCTATGAGAAGGTTATAAATGACCGAAGACCTATACAAACAGAAAAGGTCCTTGGAGTTGAAGTGGCAGTTGGAGTATGAGCAAAGTGGTAAATATACTCTGGATATGGTCGAAATTGATAATGCAATTAAAGGTATTATCACTGAGATCAAACTGGAAGAATCTAAAATTGCTGATAGAGAAAATAAAATTAGTAATTCAGCCGCCCAAGTTTCTGTGGCAACTTAGATAAACGCCACATCGCTGAAATCGTACTTTTATGCAGGGATCTCTTGCACTCTATTAAAAAATAACATATAAATTTATCACTATACAAATTTAAAAAAAATTAAATGTAGACGCGTATAGTCGACATCCCCTAGGGACTACATTTAAATATTCTAGGAGGAATATTATGGCAAACACAACCTTTCAGGGAACAGTAAGAGCGGAATCCGGTCTTAAGGTTTCTACTAAAAGTTCAACCACTGGTGCTTATACTGACTATTTTACAGTTGGTTCATCAGGTGCTTTAACTGCTAAAGGAGCAACAGGTCTAGCAACAACAGCTTTAATGACTGTTGGAACTGGTATATCTGCAGTATCGAATGCAATTGTAAAACATTCAGTAGTACTTATTGGTAATATATATGAAACAACTATTGCTTTAGATCTAACAGGTTTAAGTTCAAGTGCTGCAGCCGATATTATTGGTAAAGAAGCAACTGCTAATTGTCACTATGGACAAGTTACAGCAGCTGTAAACGGTACTATTTTATCTGGTTACTTACAATGTTTAGAAACACCAACTACTGGTGAACCAGACATTGATGTGTATACAGCGACTGTAGCTACTGGTACTGAAGATGCTGCAATTACAGGTTTAACTGAAACAGCAGTATTAAAGTCAGCAGCTGATTGGACTAGTTTATGAGCACCAAAAGGCTTTACAACTGTACCGCCAGCTAACGGATATTTATATCTAGTTGGTTCAGGTGGTGGAACAGATGGTGTATATGACGCTGGAAAATTTATACTTAAAATGTACGGATACAACGCGTAATAAATAACTTTATGATGGGGCTTCGGCCCCATCTAGTAATCTTAATTAAGGAGGGATTATGGCAGATACAGTAACAGGACCAACTATCATGCAACAAAATGATGCAAGGGTAGTTATAAAATTAGTTCAGCAATCAGACGGAACAGGTAAAACAACAGTTTTTGGAGATGTTTCAGCATTAGCTGCAAACGAAAATGGAAGTTCAGTTGCGCATTTAAATCTACAAAGAATTTGGTTTTCATGTGTATCTGGTGATGGTGGAGACACTTATGGTCGTTTGGACGAAGAAGATTCAGATGGTGACATTCCAGTTCTTGGTTTAACAGGAACAGGTTATTGGGATTTCAGAGAATTTGGTGGAATACCAGCAGATAAATCTTCTAACAGTAACCAAAGTGATGTAAACTTTGTGGTACCAAGCACAGCTGATGCCGCAAACATGTATACGATTGTAGCAGAATTTAAGAAGCTATATTAGGAGGTAGCATATGGCTAATACTACTTCTGGAACAGTAACGTTCGACAAGACATTTGCTGTTGATGATATTATTGCAGAATCTTATGAGCGAATTGGCTTACAAGCAACTTCAGGAAATCAACTAAGAGCAGCAAGAAGATCTTTAAACATTCTTTTTCAAGAATGGGGTAATAGAGGTTTGCATTATTGGGAAGTAGGCAACACTAATATTGACCTTATTGAAGGTCAGGCTGAATATATTTTTTATAGAGCATCAAGTGACGGAACAAGTGCTGTTACTGCAGGTGGAACAAGTGGGACATCTACTTATGGAATAGCCGATGTTTTAGAAGCTACACTTAGAGCCGATAAAGGAGATACTGATCAAGCTGATTCTGCTTTAACAAAAACAGATCGTTCAACTTATTCTGGATTAGCTAATAAATTATCGAAAGGAACTCCTACTAGATATTTTGTTCAAAGACTTGTTGATAAAACAACTGTAACTGTTTATCCAACACCGGATTCTTCCAATGCATCAAAAGCTGTTCATATGTTTTTTGTAAAAAGAATTCAAGACGCAGATGCAACTTATACCGATGCAACAGACGTACCTTATCGTTTTGTTCCATGTATGGCATCAGGGTTATCATTTTATTTAGCTCAAAAATATGCACCTCAAAGAGTACAAGAATTAAAATTATTATATGAAGACGAATTAAAAAGAGCTCTGGCAGAAGATGGATCTTCTACAAGTACTTACATAACTCCAGAATCTTATTATCCGAGTGGTTAACTATGGCATTTGCAAGAGGAAAATACGCTAAAGCAATATCAGATCGAAGTGGTATGGAATTTCCATACCGTGAAATGGTTAAAGAATGGAATGGTTCTTTAGTTCATAAGTCTGAATATGAAGCTCGTCATCCTCAAGACAAAGCAAAACATTATAGTGTAGAAGGACATGGTCTAAGACATGCACGACCAGCAAGAACTGAAAATACAGTTGTTACAATATTAGGACCTAATCCTTTTGAAACTATTTCAGCGGGATCCGGTATTATAAATGTTTTTGAAAAAAGCCACGGAAGATCAACAGACGACACTGTAAGATTCAGAGGTCCTATATGGACAAGTTCCGATGCAGATGCTTATCAAAATCCTGTTGGTTTTGACGGCGTCACAGGAGCGAATTTAGCGAAAGCTGCTGGCTACTCCATTACCGTTGGTACGCGAGATTCAAGCGGCACGATTACTAACACAGATGACTACTATCACTTTACTGTAGATACGAATACTGCTACAGCTGGAGGAATCGCAGGAGGAGGCAATAATTGCTCGGCTGGTCCGGCAACCTTGACAGCATAATGGCAGGATTTACTTATTCAACACTTACAACAGCAATTCAGAATTATACTGAAGTCGGAACAGGTGTACTTTCAAGTACGATTACTGATCAATTTATAGATAATTCAGAACTTAGAATTCAAAGAGAAATTCCAATTGATGCAGATCGAAAAGAAGTTATAAGTAATTTAACAGCTTCAAAAGACAATGTAAATGCTCCAGCTGGAACTTTATTTGTTAGAGGTCTTCAAGTTTATACTTCAACGACGGCTGCAACTGGTGCTAATAGCTGGCTAGAAAAGAAAGATATTACTTTTTTAAGAGAATATGATGCAGCTGAAACAACTACTGGCACACCAAAATATTATGCATTGTCAGGAGGAGCAACAGGAGCAGGAGCTTCTTCTTCAGGAAGAATAACAATTGTTCCTACTCCAAGTTCAGGTTTTATGTACAAATTACATTACAATGCTAGACCTTTAGGATTGAGTTCAGCAAATACGACAACTTATTTAAGTTTAAATTTTGGCAATGGACTTTTATATGCCTGCTTGGTAGAAGCATTTAGCTATTTAAAAGGCCCAATGGATATGCTACAATTATACGAACAAAAATATCAAACCGAAGCACAAAAATTCGGTGGAGAACAAATAGGTAGAAGAAGACGAGACGATTATACGGATGGTGAACCACGTATACCCGTTCAGTCTCCGACACCGTAAGGAATTAAATTATGGCAACATTAACAGTAACAGTCAAAGAAGCAATCACTCTTAACAATATAGATTATGGATCGGAAAGATCTTTAGATATTTCTAGTGTTAATGAAATTACAAAAAGAGTTGTAACCGCATCAACAACAGAATGTGGATTAATAGGATTTATATCAGCAATTAGCGGTGTAGGTGTATCTGCTAATAAAGTTGGTTATATTGCAGGAATGTTTGATGATGGTGATGTTAGATATATTAGAATTACAAATTTAGATTCATCGAATCATATTGTGTTAACTTTTAGAGATGAAGATAACACAGAATTTAAAATGAAAGTAGACGCAGGTCACTCGTTTATTTATCCAGGTGATAATAGCGGTGGCGTTGTAGATACAATGAAAGCGGCAGGATCAGCTTTAGCTTCAGGTCTTTCTGACTTAGTAGATATTACAGTTGATACAGATACAGCAGCATGTGATGTTGAGGTATTTGTAGGGAGCGCTTAATGGCATCGACATATACGGATATTGGAACAGAGTTAATGACCACTGGCGAAAACGCCAGTAAATGGGGAACAAAAACTAATACCAATATAAAAATTATAGAAGAAGCAATTAGAGGATATGTTGCAGTATCTATTGCTGGTAGTGCAGATACAACAGCTTTAACTTATACAGATGGTTCAACAGGAGATACCGCAAGAAACGCGGTTATCGCATTAACTGGAACTATAACAGGAAACCAAGTTGTAACTGTTACAGCAAAAGAAAAATGGTGGATTATAGATAACCAAACTTCTGGAGCATATACAGTTCAAGTTTTAGTTAGTGGTCAAACTGGAGTTACTTGGGCTACAACTGATAAAGGAACAAAAATTTTATATTGTAATGGTACTGATGTTATTGACACAGGTATTTCATCTACTGGAACATTTGATTTAGATGGCGGTGAGTTAACTCTTGACGCTGATTCTGATACAAGCATTACAGCAAGTACAGATGATCAAATAGATTTCGAAATAGCAGGCGCTGATGATTTTACAATGACAGCAAATGCATTCAATGTGTTAACAGGTTCTCATGTAACGTTTGCAGATAGTGCTAATGCTAAATTTGGTACTGGCAATGATATGTTGGTTTACCATGATGGATCAAATTCTTATATTACTAATGCTACTGGAGCGTTAAAGTTAGCAACTGAAACTTCTGGAATTGCATTAACAATAGGTCACACTACTTCAGAAACAACAATAGCTGACAATCTTACAGTAACAGGAACTTTAACAGGTACTCTAGCAACAGCTGCACAAGGCACTGTAACTAGTCTTGGTACTCTTACAACTTTAACCGTTGATAATGTTATTACTAACGGTACGACAATTGGTCATACAGATGATACGGATCTAATGACACTTGCTGATGGTGTATTAACAGTTGCAGGAGAATTAGATGCTGCAACTTTAGACATATCAGGAAATGCAGATATAGATGGAACATTAGAAGCAGACGCTATTACAATTAATAGTACAGCTATTGGATCTATTTATGGTGCAATTGCAGGAAGTTCTAGTATTGTTACAACAGGTGCATTAGATTCTGGATCAATTACTTCAGGATTTGGAACTATTGACACAGGATCATCTACAATTACAACTACAGGATTAATTAGTGGTGGTTCATTAGATATTGATAATGTTTTAATTAATGGAACAACAATAGGACATACTGATGACACTGATTTAATAACACTTGCTGATGGCGTAGCAACAGTTGCAGGAGAATTAGATGCCGCAACTTTAGATATATCAGGCAATGCGGATATAGACGGAACAACAAATTTAGACGCTGTTGATATTGATGGTGCTGTACAAATTGATGGTACAACTACTATTGGTGTTGACGGTACAGGATTAGATGTAAAATTCTTTGGTGATACTTCTGGAAGTTTTTTATTGTGGGATCAATCAGATGATGCATTAGAATTAACAGATTCTTCTCCAATTAAAATTGGTGATAGTGGTGATATGCAGATTTATCATGACGGCACTAATTCTTATCTTACAAATTCACAAGGTGCTTTAAAAGTAGCGACTGAAACTTCAGGAATTGCAATTACTATTGGACATACAACTTCAGAAGTAACGGTTGCAGATAATTTAACTGTTACAGGAACTTTAACTTTAGGTTCAGGTGCAGAATTAACAGAAGCAGAATTAGAATTTTTAGATGGAATTACGGCAGGTACGGCAGCAGCAAGTAAAGCAATGGTTGCTGACTCTAATATAGATATTACTGGTGGTAGAAATATTACAATTAGTGGAGAATTAGATGCTGCAACAGGAGATTTTTCTGGTGATGTTGATGTAGATGGTACTTTAGAAGCTGATGCTATTACAATTAATGGTACAGCTATTGGCTCTGTCTATGGTGTAGTTGCAGGAAGTTCTAGTATTGTTACAACAGGTGCTTTAGATTCTGGATCAATTACTTCTGGATTTGGTGCAATAGATAATGGAACTTCAAATATAAGATCTGCAACAATTACAGCAGAAACTGCTTTCGTACCAGATGCTTCAGGTGGCGCTGATTTAGGAACAACAGCATTAGAATTTAATGACCTTTTCTTAAATGATTCTGGTTCAATTCAATTTGGCGATGACCAAGACACAACATTAGTCCATACAGACGGAACAGGTTTAACATTAAACTCAACAAACAAATTTTGTTTTAGAGATTCAGCTTTATTTATTAATTCAAGTACAGATGGTCAATTAGATATTGACGCTGACACAGAAGTAGAAATTACAGCAACAACAGTAGACTTAAATGGTATTCTTGATGTTAGTGGTGTAATAGTTGCTGGAGGACAAATATCAGCGTCTGACGGAACAGCAGGTGCACCTTCAATTAGTAATACAGGTGATCTTAACTCGGGACTTTATTTTAGCGCTGCAGATACATTAGCTTTTTCAGCTGGTGGTACAGCTCAATTTACTATGGCTGATGGAGCTATAGCGCCAGTAACAGATAATGATGTAGATTTAGGTACATCAGGTCTAGAATTTAAAGATGGATATTTTGATGGTACATTATATTGTGACCAATTAAATTTAGCAGGAACTAACCATACAACAATAGAGGACCCCACTGCGCTTGCAATCGCCTTGGGTTAGTATATAAAGATAATTTTAGGAGGATAAATGGCAAACACGTTCAAAGTAATCACATTCGCAGCAGAACCCGCTTCAGCAGGCACTGCGTATACAATGTATACGGTGGCTGGAAGTACAACTACGGTTGTTCTTGGTCTGATACTTACTAACATTCACACAACTGCAGTTACTGCAGAAGTAGAACTTGTTAGTGATACAGGAAGTCGTGGTGGAGCCAACAATGTTACAAATGGAACAGCGTTTTTAGCGAAGGATGTGAAGATCCCCGCAGGTTCGAGTTTGGAATTATTGTCGGG